TGCGGCCAGCAGTGCGGGCAGCGTCCAGGGCGCGGGCTTGGGTTTGGGCTTCAAGGGCAATCTCCTGGTGCTTGTGGATCCATGCTTGCTCGATGCTGCGGTAGGCGGCGGCTGCGCTGGCGCTGGCGGCCACGGCCTGGGCGCGGTCTTCGGCGGCCTGGCGGCGCTGGGCTTGGATCTCGGTGCGCAGATCTGCGGCGGTGAGCTGCGCGCGCTGCAGGCGCCAGGTTTGCACGCCGGCCAGGGCCAGCGCCACCAGGATGCAAGCCAGCAGGGCGCGGGTCATGGGCGGCCTTGGCACATGGCGCGCTCAGTGGCGCGGCGCTTGGGCAGGCCGCCGCAGCGGTGGGCGGGGTCGCGGCAGTCGCGCCCCTGGAAGTAGACCCAGCGGTCGAACTCGGCGCAGGCCTGGGCGTGCTGGCCGGCGTTGTGCAGGCGCACCATGGTGCTGCGGCACACGGCATCGGCCCCCACGTTGTAGGCCAAGGAGATGAGGCTGTCGAACTCGCCCTGCGTCAGCGGCGCGGTGACGCAGCGGTGCAGCGCGGTTTCGCCTTTGCGCACTTCGCGCAGGGTGAGGGCCAGGGCCTGGGGTGGGCGGATGGTGTCGCCGATCTGCACGGGCGAGCCGTCAGGCCGCCAGGTGCTGCCGAAGCCGTAGGTGGGCCGGTCAGTGGGCAGGGGGCGGACGGCCTGGTCGGTATAGCCTTCGTCCTGCGTCAGCGCCACCAGGCCGGCGGCGCTGAGGGTGAGGGCTGCGGCCAGGAGGCGCAGGGGTTTCATGCAGGGGTGACCTGGCTCACAGCCCCAGCTTGGCGCGCTCAGCCCGGCCCCAGGCGCGGCAAGCTTCCGCGTGGTCGTTCCAGGCCGTGGTTTCGGCGCTTGGGGCGATGCGCAGCAGCTTGATTTCGTCGTCCACGCTGTACTCGGCGCGGATCTTTTCTACCACCCGTTGGCTGATGAGGCGCGCATGCGGGCTGGCGGCCAGGATTTGGGCGCGCAGCTCCGCGGGCAGCGGGCTGGGCAGCGTCTCGATGCTGGGCGCGATCTGCGCGGGTTGGTCGGTCGGCAGCGTGGCGCCGTCATCCAGCACGACGATGGTGCGGCCATCGGCCAGCGTGGCGATTTCCTGGCCCTGGCGCTGGCCAGGGGTGGATTCAGGCAGCCGCAGCTCGAAGGTGTTGATGGCGGTGATGGTTTTGCGGTAGGCGATGAGAGAGGGCATGGTGGTGCTCCGTCAGGTAGTGGACGAGGGGTTGATGAGATGCCGTGTGGCGCGCGTGGCCCAGGCGTGAAACGATGGACTGAAGCCGGCCGGCGCGGGCATCAGCACGGATTGCTGAGATAAGGTGCGGGCGCACGAACCGGGCGCGGGCCCAGGTGCGGTAGCCCACCCAATTCACGCCTCGGCGCAGGGGCTGCAGGCTGTGGTGGCTGATGGCCAGGCCCAGCAGGCTGAGGTGGTGGCGGATGGCCTTCAGCCACTGTGTGCCTGCCGCGCGGCTGGGTGCGATCATCACCGCGTCGTCCATGTAGCGGCCGTAGTCGGTCACCTTAAGCGTGCGCTTGGCAAAGTCGTCCAGCGTGTGAAGGTACAGGTTGGCAAAGGTCTGGCTCATCAGGTTGCCGATGGGGATGCCCACCGGCTCAGGGCGCTGGGCAAACAGGTGCAACAGGTGCAAGGTGGCAGGGCACTTGATGAAGCGCTGGACGATGGCGGCCAGGGTTGAGCGGTCTACGCTGTAGAAGAACTTGCGCACATCGACGTGCAGCGTCCAGGCGGTGCGCGGGGCGCGGCGCATGGCGGCTTGCAGCCAGTCAGCCGCGGCGTGTGTGCCCAGCCCGTTGCGGCAGGCGAAGGTGGTGCTGATGTGGCGGCGCTCGAAGATCGGGCCCACCACGGCGTAAACGGCGTGCTGGGCTACCAGGTCGCGGAAGGACGGGGCTTCGATCAAGCGCGGCTTGCGGCCGTCGTTTACCCAGAAGCGATTCAGCGGCTGCGGCTGGTAGGTGCCGGTGCGCAGTTCGTGGCACAGGGCGGCGATGTTGGCGCCCAGGTTGCGCTCAAACAGAAAGCAGCCTCGGCTGTTGCGCTTTTGCTCGCGCGCCCGCTGGTAGGCAGCCATGAGGGCGAGCTCGGTGGCGTACAGGGGCAGCAGGTTGCCGTGGCGCTTCATGCGGCGCCCCGGCCAGGTGTAGGTGCTGCGGCGCCAGTGGTCGCCCTGCGGCCAACATGGGCCGGCGTGCGGGCTACTGAAGGGCGCTGCAGCGGCAGATTTCGGCACCAGCCGCGACGGGGGCTCCCTCTTTGCCGGTCGGCTGTTGCCGCATGGGGCAGGCCAGGCGAAGAGTCGGCGCGGAACCCGATGTTGTCGTTCGAGTTGCCGCGGTCGTTGTTCAAGTTCAGCGCCCAGACCCCGGCATTGCTGCCGTTGTTCCAGTTGCCGCCAGAGATCACACAGAGCATGTCAAGCCCCTACCGCACCGGCAAGCTCTCGCTCGCCGGATTCTTGCGCTGCTGCGGCGACCGCAGGCAGCGGGCCCTGAGCGTCACCGCCCGGGGCCGATTCTTTTTGCAGCCAGCCGCCGATCATGCGGCCCAGCTCGTCCACCAGGCGCAGCATTACCAGCGCCCGGTGCTCGCCCGGTTGCTCGGCGTCTTGCTTGCCCTTCGAGAAGTTGAAAAGCCCCAGCTCGTGCGCCAGAAGCAGCAGCATGCGCAGTTGCTCGTGGCGCACGTCGAGTTGGCTGAGCGTGGTGCGCTTGTGGTAACGCTTTTGCGCCTCGGTCACCAGGTTGTACACGTCCACATAGGCCTGGCGCAGTTGCTGCGCCATCACATACTTGTGATGCGACGGGAAATGAGCCAGGTACAGCTCCAGCTGCGCGCCGAACAGCACCAGCTTGCGGTGCAAGCCGGCCTGGGCGTGGATGCTGCGTGTGGGGTGGCTCATGGCGTGGGAGGCAGGCCCAGTCGCTACCGCTCAGGGCCTCAGGGTTACAGGTAAGAGGCGGCGCGGAACCCGACGACGTCGCCCGAGCTGCCGCGGGCGCCGTCCAAGGCCAGCGCCCAGACCCCGGCACCGCTGCCGTCGTACCAGCCGCCGCCAGAGATCACACAGAGCTCATTCGGGCGCGCGTCGTACAGGTAATCGTTGCCGAACTGGTTGCTGCCGCCCACACCGCCGCTCAGCGGAATGCCCAGGCCTGCAAACCCCCAGGCGGTGCCGCTGGTGGAGGCACTCAGCACCTGCGCAGCGTTGCCATAGGTCTTGTTGCTGGCACTGGCTGTCAGGCTCTCGTAGGTGGCGCCGATGTTGGTGTACATGGCCGCCAGGCCGGTGGCGCCCCAGGCGTCAGTGGCCAGGGTAGTGCCGCCGGTGATGGTGCCCACGTCCACGCCGGTGTTGAGCATAAAAAAGCTGGTGCCGTTGCTGGTGAAGCCCAGCTCGGTTTCCCACACGATGCCGTTCAAGTCGGCCACGCCGCACATCATGCCGTTGTGCGTGGTGCGCGCCATGAAGTTGGCGCTGCCGGTGCGGCCAGTGTTGTAGGTGCCATTGCCGTCGTTCACGAACGAAATGGCGGCGTCGTTGGTGTCGCCGTTGGCGTTGTTGTTGCAGCCCTTGGGAAAGTTGGTGCTGCCGGCGCTGTACCAGGCGCAGTAGGTGGTGCCGGTGGCGGCTGAGCCGTGTGCATTGGCCAGCAGCGCCAGGGCGCCGCGGATGAAGCGCGTGTTGCAGAAAAAGCGGGTGCCGCGGGTCTTGGCGGCTGCAATGGCGCCGGCCAGGTTGTTGCTGGGTGCGCCGGTGAGGCTGGCGAAGGTGGCGGTGCTCAAGGAGCCGCGCTGCGCGCTGCTGAGCACGATGCCGTTCTTCAGGCTGGAGGCCGTACCGCCGTTGTTGCTGGCCAGGTACTTGTCCACAAACACGCCTTGGCGGATGCTTCCGCCGTTGTAGAAGGCGCGGTGCAGGGCGTAGCCCGCAGCGTTGGCATCGGCCACGCTGGCCCAGTGGCTGAAGGGCTTGACGTCTACCACGTTGATGGCGCCGCCGTTGCTGCCGGTGCCGTAGCGGTAGTAGAACGCCGGGATGTAGACCATCACCGAGCCGTCAGTAAACTGGTAGTTGCCGTAGTTTTCCGAGGCCGGGTCTTCCGTGCCGTAGAGCTTGGCAAAGCCTGCTGGCACTTCGGGCGCGATACCTACGCCAAACCCCTGCTGGCCGGCCACGCCGATGTGGTTGACCAGGCCGGCGCCGCCGACGGTGCCGATGCGGATGCCGTTGGGGAAGCTGACGGGCGAGGCGTCAGGGGTTTGGATGGTGCGGGTGACAAGGGTGCTCATTGGATGCTCCAGGTGGCGAAGTCTTGGACGGTGACGGTGATGCCGTCGGCGATGGCGATGGGCCCGGCGCTCATGGCGTTGTAGGCGCTGCCGATGGTGAGGTGGGCGGTGATCTGCCGGGTGTTCAGGCGCACGGGCGAATCCGGGCTGACGGCCTGCGCTTGGCCGGCGCTGACGGCTGCCGCGGCGGCGCTGGCGGCGGCTGCTGCCGCATTGGCCGCAGGGCTTTGCGCGGTGACGGCGGCGGCGGCGGCATCGGCCAGCACGCGGTCAGCCTGCGCGGCGGCGGCGCTGCTGGCGGCTTCCACGGCGTTGGTGAATGTGACTGAGCCGACCGCGTTGGTCTGCGTGCCGAAGGCGCCCATGGCGCCCAGAAACGCATCAGCGCGCGTGGCAAAGTTTGCCGGGTCTGCCCGGCTGGGCGCGGTGGGCAGTGAGGTGATGGGGGTGGGTGAGGTGGGCATGGTCAGACCAGTCCTTCAATTTCGAGGCTGCAGTAGCTCTTGAGCTGATAGGCGATGTCAATGTTGAAATCGCGGAAGAATCCGTACACCGTGAGCGGGCGGAACAGTTGATCGGTGGGCACGCCCACCCACACGGCTGGCTTGGCGCGCACGCGGGCCAGCACCTGCTGCACGCGGGCGACCTGCACGGTGTCCAGCATCAGGCGCACGTTCATGCGCTTGCTGAAAGCGCGCTCTACGAAGGTGGTGGTGCCGAACTCATCGGTTTCCTTGCGGCTGTAATCCACGATGCCCAGGCTGGCGCCGTATTCGGCGTCGCCCAGCTCGTACTGGTTGCCGAAGACCAGTTGCCCGATTGCCACGGTGCCTGAGCCCGATACGCTGACTGTCATGCGGGCGCTGGCGTAGGGTGGCAGATCGGTCAGCACCACTTCCTCCACCTGCACGTAGGGCTCGAAGAAGTATTGGTACCAGTCGAAGATGAACGTGCCGTCCAGGTTAACGGTGCGGCTGTAGACGGTGGGGCCAGCCGCGCCGTCTGTCACGCTGATGGTGACCTGCGTGCCCACCAGGCCGAACAGCGCCATGGCGTTGGCCAGGCCGGTGGCCAGCACCACGGTGAGCGGGGTGCTGCGCGTGGTGGCCGTGCTCACCTGGTCATCGAACATCGCGTGCGTGTTGTCCGGCCCGATGAGCACCCATTGCGTGGGGCTGATGTCGGGCTGGTTGCCGGTGTTGCTGTTGACCAGGCTCTGATAGATGTGCGTGCCGTAATCGACAAAGGCGTCTTTGGCGTAGGTGGTGCCCACGGCCCAGGCGCTGTACGCCTCAGTGGCATTGCTGCTCACCAGGTGCGTGGCGGCCGCGAAGGTGGTGGGGGCGATGAGCTTCATGTGGCGGCCACCGTCTGCAGGCTGTTCCCGTCAGGCGACACCCTATCCAGGATGCGCGCGGTCTTGTTGGTGGCCACGGCGGTGGAGCGGGCTTCGGCGCGCAGGCCTTCCATTTCGGCGCGCAGCGCCTCAAGCTGCGCAATCATCTTGCGCTCTTGAGCGTACCCGCCGGAGAACATCGCGTTGGTTTGCTCAAAGCTCCAGTAGCGCGCCGGGCCCGTGACTTCAAGCTCAGGGCCGCGTTCGCCCACCAAGCGCAGGCCGCCGGTGTGCAGGCCGCCTTCTGCAAAACCACGGTAGCCGTTGGCAAGAATGTAATCAAGCGTGTTTCTTATCTGGTTTTCTGACGCTCCTTGCTGTTTTTCATATTGCGTCAATTCTGCAATCGTCACCTTTTTTTCATTGAAGAAGGCGATCTTCTGGGCGGCTGTGTATTCAGTAAACCAGTTCTGCGGCAGCATCCCTTCCAGCTCGGCAACCGTTCTGCTGGTTTGTGTTCTTGCCGGTTGAGCCGCAGACGCAATCGACGCTGCTGCCACGACTGCTGCATTTGCAGCGGTCAGCGTTGCGGCATTTGCGCGGGCAATGTTGGCTGCACTTTCGGCCGCCGTTGCATTGGCTTGTGCCGCAGCAAAAACGGCTGCCGCTAATGCCTGATTTGCTTCGGCTGTCGCAACCGTTTCCGCAGCAATAGCGGAGCCCAAACGGCTCGTCGCATCACTGACGGAAAGTATTCCGGTGTCAATGCTGCGTAGCGCGTTGAGTTGCGCCTGCGCAATGCTCAGCTGATTGGCCGCATTGACACGGGTTGCGTCAATCTGAAGATCCAGTTGCTCCTGCGCCACCCGGGCGGCATCTTCTTGGGTCTTGAGTTGCTGTTCTGCAATGCTCAAAGCCCGCTCCGCGCCGCTGAGCTGCTGGCCCGTGGCGGATTGCAGCTCGGCCAATGAATTGGCCAGCAGCAAGGTATCCCGGCGCAATTCCGCTGCGCTGGCATATCTTGAAGGGTCAAGCTCACGGCGGGCGGCTTGTACCGCTTCTTGCAGCCTATCTTCATTCGGCAGCGTGCCTGTTGCGCGCAGACTTGTCAGTGCGTCTTGCACAAACCGCCGGCCCTGCGCGCCTGACATGCCAAACCCAGCCAGGCCGCTCAATTCTTGAACTTGTTTGCCCAGGAAATCAAAAAGCGGGCGGGCGGATTGAAGGGTTTCTTGTGCAACCTGGCGCGCTGCCTCTGCGGCCGTTTTCTGCGCGTTGATGTTGCGCATCTGCAGGTCAAAGGCGCTGCGAATCGCCGCCTCAGCAGCGGCGGCCTGGGCGTCTATGGCTCTGCGCACGGCGTCAAACGCGGCATTTGTGGCGGCTGTGGCGTCCTGAGCAAGTCGCTGTTTGTTGGCCAGGGCTTCCTGGGCTGCCTTGGCCCGCAGGTCTGCCAAAGTGCGCTCTGATGCTTCCATTGCAGCAGCGGCGGCTTGGGCGTCTTGTAGCGCTGTCACATAGTCAAACAGCGCCCGGTTGCTCTGGTCCAGCGCGGCGCGCTCCAGGGCGCGGATGGCGGTGGTGTTGCCCTGCAGTTGCAGCAGTTGGCGCTCCAGAGCCAGACGCTCTTGGCCGATGCGCTGGGCCTCGGCCTGGGCTGCGCGGGCGGCCTCCTGGGCTGCGGCTGCGGCCGTGCGGGTAGCTTGGGCTGCTGCGGCTTCGGCGGCCTGGCTGTCTTGCAGGGCGGTGATTCGGTCGAACAGGGCGCGGTTGGATTCATCCAGCGCGGCGCGGTCCAGTGCCCGCAGCGCGGCGGTGTCGCCTTGCAGTTGGAGCAGCTGCCGCTCCAGGCCCAGGCGCTCTTGGCCGATGCGCTGGGTTTCAGCGGCGGCAGCGCGGGCGGCTTCTTCGGCCGCTGCTGCTGCCGTGCGCGTGGCTTCGGCTGCTGCGGCTTCGGCGGCCTGGCTGTCTTGCAGGGCGGTAATGCGGTCGAACAGCGCCCGGTTGCTCTCGTCCAGCGCGGCGCGGTCCAGGGCGCGCAGGGCCGCGGTGTCGCCCTGCAGTTGCAACAGTTGGCGCTCCAGGCCTTGGCGCTCGCGCAGGATGTCGGCGGCGCTTCGCAGGGCTTCGGTGGCTTGGTCGCTGGCCTCGGCCAGGTCTTCCATGACCGGGGTGATGCCGGCGAAGGTGCCGCTGAGCTGCACCAGCACGGCGAAGTTCTTGCGCCCGGCCTCGGTGTTCAAGTCTTGCGCCTCCACCAGTTGGCGGTAGGCGTCGCGCGTGGTGGGCAGGGCCAGGCCCAGGCCGCTCAGGGCTTCGGTGAGCTGCGCGGTGGTCTTGGCGGTGCGCTCGGCCTCGGTGAAGAACTCGGCGTAGTAGGCGGCGCTGGCCTGGGTGAAGTTCTCCAGGCCGCCGAAGGCGTCGGCCAGTTGGCTGGCCAGGTCGGCGCCGGCCAGGCTGGTGGCGTAGAGGTTCAGGCCCAGCAGTTCGAGCGCGGGGTTGATGGTGCTCAGGCTGCTGGCCAGGCGTGTGAGGGTCTGGACGTTGGTTTCGCCGGTGCGGGCGTAGCTGGTGCCGCTGGCCTCGATGGTGCGGGTGACTTCGCTTACCTGGGTGAGGTAGCCGCGAAGGACGGTTCCGCCCTCCGTGTTTTCCCAGTCCTCCACCGTGGTGGTGATGGACTCGGTGACGGTGCGGCTGGCGCCCAGCACGAAGGCGGCCAGGTCTTCGTTCGCGGCGGCCAGCGCTTCTTCCACCTTCTTGGCGGCCTGCTCGGGCGTGAGGCCATCGAGCTTGATGCCGCGCGTGCCGATGTCGTTTTGCGTGATGTCGGTGCCCAGCACCGTGGTGAAGCTCTTGACGGCGGTGCTGCTCAGGCCCAGGGCTTCGGCCATGCTGGCGGCGTTGGTGCGCAGGGCCTCGAAGGCGCTCTGGATGGCGGCGCTTTCGGTGCTGGTCTGGCGGTTGACCATGCTGTATTCGGGGCCGCTGAAGAGCGTGCCGCCGCGGCGCTGCAGGTCGTAGCTCTGGATGTCGCCCATGCCCAGGGTGCCCGTAAGGCCACCGCCGACGATGCTGCGGCTGCGGAAGACGCCCAGCGCGTTGGCCACGGCCAGGGCGGCGGCCACGTAGGGAATGGCGGCGGCCGCCGAGGCGCCCGCGCCCATGGCGCCGCTGGCGCCGACGGTGGTGGGCCCCATCAGGCCCGGGGCCAGGGTGGCGCCTTTCATGCCGGCCGAGAAGGCCGTCAGCGCGCTGCTGCCGAACAGGGTGCCGGCCGTGCCGATGACGTTGCCGATGCTGCTGGCCACGCTGCCGGTGATGACGCTGCCCAGCGTGGCCAGACTGTTGATGCTGCCCAGGGTGCTGAGCGCGCCGCCACCACCACCGCCGAGACTGCCGACGAGCGGATTCACCGCCGCCTGGATGATGGGCCGCAGCACCATGCTGCGGAACAGGCCCTTGATGTATTCCCAGGCGGACTTTCCGCCTTGCATCAGGGCGTCTGTCAGGCTTTGGCCGATCTGGTCGCTGGTGCGGCGCCACTCTTGCTCGATGGTCTTGGTCTGCTCGATGCTGGCGCGCACGGTTTCGCGGTTGAGCACGGCTTCGCGGATCTTCTTGGCGTACTCGTCATAGGCATAGGTGCCTTTTTCCAGGCCTGCACGCTCCAGCTCCAGCAGTGCGGCGCTTGTCTCGCGCTCGATGTTGCTCATCTGCAGCGCTTCGGTTTCGCGGTTGATAGCGTCCACCAGGTCTTTGGCCTTGCCCAGGTTGGCGTCGATGGCCTGTTCGCTGGCCTCATACGCCTCCACGGCTTTCATGCTGCGGGTGGCGGCCAGCTCCAGCTCGGCTTTGGCGCTGCGCTTGAGTTGCTCTTCCAGCTCGGCCTCAGCCTTGTCATAGGCCACGATGTTGGCCAGTTGCCGCTTGGCCAAGATGTCAAGCTCGGTCTGCCGGTCTTTCGCGGCCTTGAGGGCCGATTCATCCGCAGTCTTGCGGCGGGCTTCTTCGCCGGCGATGTCGATGACGGAGCGCCGGCCGCCTGGCACAAAGCCGCGGTCTTCGCGGGCGCGGGCTGCATCGGCGGCGCGTGCGGTTTCTTGCACGCCCAGGATACGGGCCTGCAGGGCGTCGAGTTCTTTTCGGGCCTGAATGGAGTCTTCGATGAGGCCTTTGCGGATGAAGCTGAAGCCGGCAAAGTCGCCCTTGGCCAGCGCTGCGATCTGGGCAGCCATGCCGCCCAGGTCGCGGCCGACACCCCTGAACACGAAGGCGACATCGGTGGCCAGCACAGCCAGCGCCTCAAGCACCACCTTCAGCCCGGTGCCAAAGAACTTGGCCAGGGTGTCGCCTGCGGCATTGGTGCGGTTGAACTCGGCTGCGATGGCCGACAAGGTGGGCAGCAGTTCCTGCGTGATGACGCGCGCTGCATCGCCGGCATTGGCCTGGAAGGCAAACAGTTGCTTGTTGAACTTGTCCGCCTCAGCGGCCTGCTGCGCCGTGACGCTGGCGTTGAGCTCGCCAGCCTCGGCCAGGTCATTCAGGAACGGTGCAGCCTCGCGCACGCTCTTGCCGAAAAGCTCCTGGGTGATGCGTGCCTTGTT